TAGCTAATGGTCACCGAGCAGTTGTGATCGACGTAGCTTTCCATGAGCAACTTATATCGCTCAAGCTGATCCACAGCAGACTCAAGGTTTACTTCAACGCCATCGACCTGATCGAACTTCACAGTCTCATTAGCGACCGGGAAGGTAACGATCATCGAGTCATCGTCGTAAGGATCCTTAAAGTTACGATAGCCAGCTTCAACCAGCTTAGGAACCAGAGGATCGTGGACAGAGAACTTGACGTTGTTGAAGATGTACTTGCCCAGCGGCTTGTGTACGCCTTCGGTCGTGGACATGACCTTGGACAGGGTGCCTGATGGCTTCACAGTGGTTACTGCTTTGGCGTAGGGAAGACCAAGTTCGTCAGCCATTTCCCGGGCAGCGTCATGAGCCGCAGCACGTAGAGCCTCTAGGTACTCACGGCTAGGGTTAGCAGCAGCGATACCTGTGATACCAACACCCATGAGACGGAGGTAGTCATTGGTCTCGTGCCAAGAGGGCTGGAGAACACCGTCACGGAAGTCAACGCAAGTCTGGCGGTAGTTGGCCCGAGCTACGAGGCGCATGACCTGTAGAACCCGAGGGTTGTGCATACCAAACTTGGACAGGTCGATCTCAACAAGGTTACAGAAGCTACCTTCGCCACCCAGCAGAATCTCTGCGCACGGATTGACACCTTGGAACCAAGGCGCTCGCTTCTTCGCAGAGGCACCGTTGATAAATCCGGGTTCCGATCCACCACCTTCGACCATCTTTGCGAAGACGCCTTCAAGCTCTAGCCGCGTAGGTTTCTTCCAGAAGATGACAGAGTTGTTTGACTGTCCACGCCAAGGCTTGTCGATCCAGTGATCTTTCTTGGCAAGAATGAACTCTGGTGCCAGTGCGTTGTCGATGTCCATCAAGGCAATCTCTGCGGAGCGCCGGGAGGATAGTGTAGTGCCAAGGAGGTTGAGGATGTCGAGGATATCGATCTCATCCAGAAGGTCACCTTCCTTACCGTTCAAGACAGTACAGATCTTCTCGAAGGCATCGGCCAAGGTCTTGTCGCCAGAGCTGATCCAGCCGTACCCTGCGAGACGTTCACCCGCTGGGCGGATCTCGGACAGGTCGATCAACAGCTTCTCACAGTCAGCCGGGAGGGTCAGGATCTTACCGATAGACCGCGCCCATGACTCTGCGCTGTCACCCACGGACAGGATGTAGTGTCCTTTAACAGGGCTGTGGAACTGGTTCTTCTCACGGCCACCTTTAGTCAGTCGGTTGGACCGCTTGATCTCAACGGATACTGGCTTGTGGAAGCCTCGGAGGACTCCTGTCTCTGGCTTGAAGCCCACTCCGCAGCCTTGGAGTAGAAGCCAGAAAGCGTCAACCACGTCGGAGGGAGTACGTACCGTGTTGAATGAACAATTAAACTGGCTTGCTTCGCGAGTACGAGCGACATCAGTACCACCAAGCCAACGAGTGCGGCCAGACGGTGAGGCTTCCAGTTTGAAAAAGACATTCCAAAGCTCATCCAGTTCGGTGAGTTCTTCGGAGTTGAGGTCACGACCGAGCGCACGTTCCCAAAGCCATTCTTGGTGCTTGATGATGCGGTCGGTAGTTTCTGCGAGGGTTTCAAAGCTCGTCCCATCGTCGTTCTTGGGGCGGCTGTAGGTTCGGCGGTGAACAATTTCCGCCCGAGTGTCTTTGAATGACATAATTCACCTGTAAAAGAAAAAGGGACCCGGAGGTCCCCTGTGTTATTCGAATAGATCGTCTAGGTTTGGAGGCTTGTAGAAGGGCCCCTTCAAGACCTTTCCTGCCTCGTTGAAGATCGGTTTGTAGTCAGTATCTAGCTTCGACATGTTGCTCTGATGAACACGAACGAACCCCACTTCCAAGGGAAGACCAAAGGCAACTGCGGTGCCGTGGACAACATAGAGAAGATCCGCCAGCTCTTTGGTCAGTGCGGCCTTGTTGATGGTCGGACGTTCTAGTTCGTCCCATACCTCTCCAGCCTCTTCCATGATCAAGGATTGCCGTAGTTTGGCGACTTCAGGGGTTGGCTCTTCGGCCATTGGTTGACCCACGGCCTTCGTGAACTCGGCCACCATGTCTTGTTGAGTGATGTGTTTAATCATTCATCGTCCTTACCGTGGAACAGAGTAATCATGCCCATCACCATACCGAGCATGAACTGAGTAACCCCAAGTGTGAGGCCCAGTACCGTCCCTACTCCTACGATTATGAAGGGCGACAGGAGGCCCATCGTCACTGCTATCGTCAGGTAGTTTTCATAGGTCACAGGATATCCTTACCTTTGATCCTATTGATCTCCATTTCCGCGTAACGGCGTACCTTTTCGAGGTCGGTGATCCGTGACTGATTCCAGTCCATTCCGGGGTATATCTTGTCCCCTGCTCGACAGGCGTACTTCACGATATTCCCGATCTCAAACGACAGTCGGTTGACCATGATGAATGTCACAGGTTCGATTTCGTACTGCGTGTAGTGGCTTGGCTCTCTGATTATATCTTCGGCGTCCATAGAGAAATCTCTCCAGTATCGAGGTTGTAGTCAGTGTGTCGAAGGATCCGGGCGCATCTTGCCTGAATAAGTGCGTCATCCTCGGTGAGCTTTGCCTTCTCGTAGGCCTTAACGACCCGCTCCCAAAGCTCCGGAAGCTCGTGTCTCCCGGGTTCACCGAGGATGTCTGCTGCTCTCTTGGGACCGATGCCGGGACAGCCTTTGTAGCCATCTGTGGCGTCACCAGAGAGCGTCTGGCTCATCCAATACCAGTCGGCGATAACCTCGCTGTTCTTGTAGGCGAGGCGGTCATCTTGAGACCATAGCCTGACTGGTAGGGTCTTCATGTCCTTGTCGGCGCTATAGACGAACGAGTTAGGACGGTGACCCGCTAGGATCCCCAGACAGTCGTCCCCCTCAAGTCGAGGGAGAGAGACAACCTCATATTCGTCCTTAGACCAGTCCCGCAGTGCTGCGAGGTTCATCGGTTTACGGACGGACTTACGGTTGCCTTTGTACGTTGGGAGTAGATCGTGACGGAAGTTGTCAGGGGACGTGTAACAAAGGATCACGTCGTCTGCTTCTGTCGTCTCAATGATCTTGTCGATGGCTTCTTTGAAGCTGCGTTTGACCTCTTTGAAGTCAGTGACCAAAGACCAGATGTCGTCTCCCCAGTCCCATTCGATCTCAGCGCCACTACAGACTTGGTAAGCTGTAATGTCCGCGTCGATCAGGGCTGTCTGCTTTGCGACTGGCATGGGTTTTCTCCTAGTTGGATAGCTATACGTAGCATTAGTGGATTGGTTCCCCTTGTGGGATCAAATGACCACACAGAACCTCCCAAGCGACAGGGAAGTGAGGAGCCAAAAGCTCACTGATCATCTCGGCTACGTAACGAGTTTCGGCTTGAGAATCTTCGTGCATTCGCTGCTTACAGACACGAGCAAAGGCAGCAAGACTTCCGGTCCAGTACCAGCTTGTCATCATAGATTGAGGCAAGATCATACGGGCCTGTTCTGGCGCTACACCTTCCTCGATCATGTGATCATAAGCGGCTAAGGCCATATGAACTGCGTCAAGGTAAGCATGGTTGATACTCTCCTGATCTGGATGAGGACCACCGCTACCTTGTTTCTTATTCTCAGCCTTGGTGCGCCATTCCCCGGGGTGAAAGATCCCCGGTTCATCATCGACATAACGCCTAGAAATCTCGTTCTCAGAGATCCCAACTTTATGTTTGAACAGCTGTCTAGCGCAGAACACTGGAGCTGTGATCATGAACGTCGCGGTGCAATGGCTGAACGGTGTCCAGTGATTATGCTTGGCGAGGTACTGCATCAGCTTTGTGTCAGACTCATCGAACTCTTCTTTGTACTTGTCAAAGGAGACCCGAGCGCTGTTGACGACCGATAGGTCATCGCCCATCAGGTCAATTAAGGAAACTGAAATCAAACTCTGGTTGCTCCTTTAGATTAGTTTCGCGGACGTAATCTGCGACTTTTAAGAATACTTCTGGATCGGTGCAGTTACTTTTGATGCGGTTAGCAAGCCAAGAGACCCACGCCACGTTACCAATAGTGTATCCTTGGTTCGGTATTACTTGATCTAGGGTGGCTTTATAGTCCTCATGCTGAGGAGCAAACAGATCAATATCTATACCCAGTACAGCACACTTTCCTGATTGCTCGTTCCATAGATTTTGTAAGTAATCTTTTGTTACATTGAAAACCTTACCATGATGTTTGCAATGGCTTCTTTTTCTTTTAAATACTTGATCGAATACATCTTCGCGACGTTGTTCAGCTTTGAGGTTGTTTCTGGTTAGGTTGAAACAGGCCTTACAGTCTGTCCTGTATTTCTCTTGGTCTGATCTCCAAAAGAAATCGGAGATTGGCTTAGTTACATAGCATTTAGTACAAGTACTAGTCTCCTCCATGAGAAGACTCCTTGACCATGCGCTCGTACTCTACATACCCACCGATATGTTTACCGTTCACCCAGATCTGAGGAACCGTGTCGAACCGCTCGATCTCGATGTAGTTCTTGATCTCAGCGTTTTTCTCTTTGTCGAGGTCAATATACTCCCACTTGTGGGACGATTTAGACGCAAGTTGACGGGCAAGGCGGCAATACTTGCAGCCCTTTTTACCAAGGATGGTTACTTTCATTAGAGGCCTTCTTCGTGGAACGCTTCGAGCCACTGACGAACGATGCCAGACCTAACGATATCTTCGAGGCCTAGTTCGACGTGGACGCAATCGATGTTGTGAGTTTTGGAAAGATCAATCAGATGCTGGAGACCCGACTTCTCAGCGAGGTCTGTCTGATTGGTGTCGCCAGTGATTACGAGTTGAGTCCCCTCGCCAACACGAGTGACCAACATCTTGAGTTCATGGAGTGAACAGTTCTGCGCTTCGTCTACGATGACAAAGGCATTCTTGAACGTGCGTCCCCGCATGGTTTCTAGGGGCGCAATTTCAATGACCCCCTTGTCCATGCAGTACTTGAAGTGACCAGAGCCTAAGCGCTCAGAGAGCGGCTCCGTCAGAGGGATCATCCACGGGGCCATCTTTTCATCGATTGACCCCGGGAAGTGACCAAGAGTTCGTCCAGCAGCCACGTTGGGCCGTGTCAAAACGATCTTCTCGATCTGGTTTGCTGCCAGCATATCCGCCGCAATGACGGAGGCGATGTAGGACTTACCCGTCCCCGCTGCTCCGCTTACGAGTACTTGGCTTGCTGACTTTATCGCCTTGATCAGCCTTAGCTGCCCCGGCGTCTTTGCCTTTAGGGGTGGCCTGTCGGCCTTTGGCCTTGGCTGTGGTTGGACTTGATCGCGCTGCTGTAGAAGCTCCCGAGCTAATGCTCTTCGCTGGCGCTTCTGTTCCCGCTTCTCCTGTCGGGTCTGTCGCTTTTGGTTCATGCTCTCCGCACCAATAGGTCGCCGCCACGGTCATAGCTCGTGGGTAGCGATTGCATTGAAGTCCGAAGGATCTTTGAGTGAGGTACTTACAGTTAAGACAACTGACTGTCGTCATGTCGGCTTCCTTCCTTTCCGGCTGTATTTCTTGAGGTTCTTGTTTCGCCGCTGCTGGAACATCGGTGTCCGAAGTTTCAGTGCGACAGGATTCCGCTTAGTGGGTCTCGGCCCAGTTCCGTCCGACATTGAACTCTCCATCGAGGGGTATTCTAAAGTTGAAGAACTTCTCGGTTTTCTTGATTGCATCGATGCAGGTCTGTCCGACCTCTTCGGCTATCTCAGGAGGACAGGAGAGTTGGACTTCGTCGTGGACCCAAGCGTGCCACTGGACATCGAGACTGCGCTCTTTGAAGAGGACATCCATCTCGACAAGCATCTTTTTGCAGATAGCGGCCCCGGCCCCTTGAAGCAGGGTATTGAGGGCTGCGTGTGCGCTGCGAACGTGGATCTTTCGACGGTCCAGTCCGTAGAGAAAACCTGCAACAGCCTTCGTCTTGACGGAGTTGGATAGGTCTTTGATCGCTGGGACTGCCTTGAGAAACTTGGCCTTGAGGTAAGCGCCTTTGTTCTCGTTACCGCCCACGATAGATCCGATCTTCGCGTTACCAGCTCCGAAAAGCCAAGCGTAGATAAAGGTCTTTGCTTGGTTCCTAGTCTCTAGACCCGCAGCTTTCTGGTTGGCTGTGTGGATGTCACCGTTAAGGATCTCATCTCCATAGGCACCATTGTCATATCGAGCCATGTAGTGAGCGAGGCATCGTAGTTCTAAGCCCGAGGCATCGAAGCCAAGCAGAACACGACCCTTTGGGGCTGTGAACAGACTACGACATTCTTTGCCATACGGAGCATTAACTCCCGGCGTCTGGGCCAGATTCGGAGATTGATGCGTGGCTCGACCCGTGACTGCGCCGTTAGTAGTGACGCGACCGTGGATCCTGCCGTTCTTGACCTTCTTGAGCCAGCCTTGGCTACCCTGTGCCAGTTGTCCCAACCGCTTCTCGATTGTGAAGTTCTCGGCCAGAAGCTTGGCTTCAGGGAAAGGTAGGGCGGACAAGACTGTCTCATCGACCTTAGGCTTTCCACCGTCCGTAAGTTCCTCAGGTTTCCATCCATGCTTGGTGATCAAACGATCAGCAATATGGTCCCGGGACGCTGGGTTAAAGACGATCTCCTTGGTCTTGTAGGTCAGTTCGCCCTTCACGTATCCACGGGTCTTGTTGTTGACCTTTGGAATGAAGGGCGTCTTGATCTCCCAAGGTGGGAAGGCTTCTGAGAGTTCCGAATGGATCTCTGCCTGACGGGTTTGGAGACTACGAAGGAGACTCTCGGCTGCCTCAACATCAAAGGGGAAGCCCGTCGCTTCCTGCCGAGACATGATCCGTGCAACGTCCTGTTCAAGCTGTCGAGCGACTGGAGAATACTCCTGTTTCTCGATCCACTCCCACAAGGCGAGTGTCACCTCGACATCTTGCTGGGCGTAGGTGAACATGGACTCATTGAACTGAGACCAATCTCCCTCGTAGTCATCCTTGAGGACGCCGAGCCGCATACCCCATGCCTTGAGACTATGACGACCTCGAAGCTCCTTAGGGAACTCTAGGCCTTTACTGATCTGTCGCTCGTCATCGTCCCACAGAGTAGGCCAGATGAGGCGAGTATCAATAATGGTGTCAAAGTCTCGGCGGTCATCTACACGATCCCACCATTCATAAACCTTCGCTAACGCACGGTTGTCGAAGCTCCAGATGTTGTGACCGATCAGCCCGTCACTTTCGTAAAGCTCACGAGCTAGATCTTCACACTGCGCTGGGCGAGCGGCTAGGCGCTCTCCAGTATCTAAGTTGATCGCAGTGATACAGTGGACAGTATCGAGTTGGTCGAGCAGACCGTTCGTCTCGATGTCGTAGATGTACTTGGGCATATGCGTGGCTCCTCAATGGGATTGTCGCGTTTGTGGGACTAATAGGCCAAACGAATGGGTAAACCGTCCCTGATAACAATGTCCGCACGGATCTTGAACTCAGTCAGATCTCGGCACTTCTCTGCGAGACCGATAGTGTCTCGGATGATGGTGTCGTCTGATATGATGGTCTCTGCGGCCATATACACGTCTACAGGGACACCGAAGTAATCGAAGTTGACTTCCGTTCGGTCGTCAGTGCCATCGGTCATTAGCTCTGCGAGCTGCTCCGACTGCCAGTCAAGTTCGTCCTGCTTTTTAACGAGCTTGGCTTCGAGTTGATTTGCCTCTTCACAAAGTTCTTCGATTGCTTCATCGGCATTTTTAAGAGCCTCGCGTAGTTCGGAGTTTTCTTTAATAAGCTCTTCGATGATTTCACGAGCGGATGGTACATTGGACATTTTGAATCCTTAGAAATCGTTGTGGTCATCAGGCCACGCTGAATTTTGAGAGTTTGGGTTGCTATATGGATCATTAGCTTCGGACGCGGCTGAGAGACGCCCCGTGGTCTTGTCGTACTGGAGTTGACCAGCGACCCCACAGTCACCTGAGAACCTGTTCTTCAAGACCCTGATGGTCGTAAGATGCTTGGTCTCTTCGTTCTGCTGATTGCGTTCCAAACCGATCACCATGTCACAAACTTGTCCAAGACCTGCGGACACACGGAGTTGTCCCAGACGTGTCTGAGCGCCTTCCTCGTGTGGAGTTCCTTCAGGCCTCTTGAGGTGTGAGATGACGATCAGGCCTACGCCTGTGTTCTCCACCAGTGACCGGAGCTTAGTGGCAAGGTTATCGATAAGTCTGCGCTCGTCTCCCTCACCAAGGCCACTGACAACTATGCTGACGTGATCGAGGATGATGTAGTCACACTCACAGGACACAGCGAGGTAGCGGATCTTGGCAATCAGAGCGTCGATGTCTTGCGAACCCCAGTGGTCATACAGAAACAACCGACCAGTGCCGCACGTAGCATCGAAGGCCTCTCGCAGATCTTCATCTCCGACTTGGTAGTCAGGGATATGGATCGGAGCATTGAGGTGGAGACCCATGATGCCTTTGGCTGTCCGGGTTGTGGACTCTTCAAGCATCAACGCACCAACGGTCATCTCCTGATTGATAAGAAGGTCATACATGATCTCTCGGATGACCGAGGACTTACCCATGCCCGAGCCTGAGGTGAAACAAACCATCTCCCCCTTTCGGAGGCCGTGGGTCATCTCGTTGAGCTTGGGCCAAGGGTAATCGACAGCATCGTGAAGCTGGACCTTGGACACTTCGGTCCAAAGATCCTTGGCGTTCAAGATACCGTCTGGTCGGTAGGCTTTGGCTTGCCAGATGCTGTCAACCAGCTCCTTGCCTTTACCTGCCAACATAGCCTCGTTTGCGTCCTTCGCTGGGAGGGAAGCAATGTACGCCTTACCGGGAGCCAGCTTTTCCGCAGCCTCTTTAGCTGACGATTGACCAGCTTCGTCCATGTCAAAGGCAATAACCACCTTCTCGAATGTCTCCAGCCACTCGGACTGTTGAGCAAATATCTTGGCTGCACTTTGAGCGCCGTTAGGTATGGAGACCACAGGCCACTTACCATTACCCATGACTTGAGCCATCGAAAGACAATCGATCTCGCCTTCAACAACGGTGACCATCTTGCCACCTTGGCCGAAGAGGTGTTGGCCGAAGAAGCCAGCTTCCCGAAGTGACCCGCGAATAGAGAACTGCTTGTCCGCAGTGCGGATCTTCTGACCGACGATCTGCCCACCGTCCTTGCGGTAGTTAGCGATATGCACAGTCTTGCCGTTGATCTTACCGACTTGGTAGCCATAGCGCTTACAAATGTCTTCGGTGATCCCTCTCTTACCCAGAGCCTGATACTCTCCCTGAACGAGATTGAGAGAGGTCTTTGGCTGGGGAAGAGTGACTACGTTCCCGTCGCCGGGTTCCCAATGATCACATGACGCTCCGAAACAATGGGAGTGACCGTCATCAAACAACACAAGGTTGTTACTGCTGCCACACTTCGGGCATGGTCCACGGCTTACTTCTTTGGAATCAGCGTACTTATTGGCGTCGTGCATTTGTTTCCCTAACGAATTCTTGCAACGGGACGTAGCCCTCGATTCCAAGAAGTGTCGGGGCAGCGACCGCAGTGACGTGATAGTGGTGATAGAGGCTGTCGAGCAGATCGTGAGCGTGGGCTTCTTGGTCTGCGGGAAGCGGGGTCTTTCCATCCCAACCAACCAAAGCAACAGCAATGCTGTGTGCATCCCAACCTACTAGGTGGTGGCCGATGGTGTCTGGGTGTCGAGTGACTGAAGGTCCATCCGCATCGATACAGTAATGGAAACCACAACAATGGTATCCGGAGCGTCGATGGAGGATGTCGAGATCGTGTGAGGTCTCGGCTCTAGTTACTGAGTGAACGATGATGGCATCAGTTGTTGGCCTGTCCCGCGTCCACTTAAAGGATTTTGAGATCACGGGGAGGCTCCTCCAGCCATGAGCGAGGGATTGGCTCTTTGTCGGAGTATCCGTGCCACAGGAAGCTATTCTTGTCGCACCACATGGCGTAGGTCGTCTTACTCTTCTTACCGATCTTGGATCGAGGGTTCGAGAACACGAAACGAATGTCCAAATGCGGCTGGCTGTCACGCAGCATCAGAAATTTCTGGCGGTCTGCGGTCACCCAGCGGCC